GGTAGTTAGATGAGCTATAAGGTACGGGTTCTTTCCAGCGTCCATTTTACTAACATCTGCGCAACACACTTCACGGACGCCCTGATTTCGACGGGCTCTTCCTACGACCTCACAGACACGTTTAGCAGTGTCTTGAGGATTCTTCCCAGCAGTATACCAGTGTGTGGACATTTTAAGATATTCTGCAGCAGCCAACATGTAACGACCAAGTCCAAGGTTGAACGTGACTTCACACGTTGAGATATTACGAACCGGTCCGCCGTTAGCGACAGGCTCAACCTTGATCATGGCAGCCACCTTGAGGGGTTTCACAATACGCCACCACCACTTCTCCCGCTCATTCCGGATCTTTTGCAGAGGTCGCTGTTGTGAAGCAACGACTTGCTCAAGGCTCCACGGTTCAATAGCAACGAGGCCAGGAGCCACAAACTCCACGAACTCGGAACACCATGCCAGGATCTGGGGTAGGTGCTCTTCCTTCATAGTATTGCGGAACAGGTCAAGTCGATAATGGACAGCGGCCAAAGAGGATTGTCTCCCCTTCACCGGCATGGCATCAGGGTTTTCAGCAAAATCAGGGAGAATACGACGACCAGTGGTCTTCCAATCCGAGGTGATATTATCTCGGACGTCACCCACAAACTGCAATGCTGTCCGCAGAGCCATTTGGGGGTACAATCGTCGTCGCTGCTGCGAGCTATTCCAATAGTCTGCCACCGTCGATTGAACGAGTGTTACCTCGTCCTTCTTGGCAGTGGGATGGAATCTGGTATAAATCGTACCAACGGAGTAGGGGGTCGTTTCCTTCCCACTAGCACCGATAGCACTCATTATAGTCTCCCAAGTTTTACTTTCCAAAGTGGCGGTGGTGTTGCTACCAATGGCAGACACATGTACGTAGTTGACATTCTGGTGAATCTCGCGCCGAAGCACGTAATCGCCAGTCAATTCATCACCTGATGCGACCTGAAAGGCCAGCCAACAGGGAGTCAACTCATATTCGACATCGTACATCTGTCGTGTAGCCCTCACAATAAAGGGGAGGCCACAGACAAGGTATCTTCCATTGACGACAGGCAAAGGTTGGACGGTTTCCACATTGCTACCGCGGGTGCACGTTATCCCGGAACGGTCAGTCGTCCAGACCATGCCATCGGCGTCACCGCCGGGTTGACAAGGTCTAAAACACCAACCAACAATTCGTGTGCCACCAATCCAAGCCTTTAAGAGTCGTAGCCTTCTCCAGCGTTGTTTGCGTACAGAAGCCTGCTCATCAAGAATTACTAAAACAAAAATAAATAGAGCAGTCCACAACAAAACAATTATTAATACAACAATGTAGGGCAAGTAGGCATCGCGGGCCAGTTGTTTGATCCACCACCACCAAGGGTTTAGGCGTCTCTCACATTCCATCCAACTACTCCATTTCTCATCCCACATTGAGGGGTCAATACGTCTACAGGCAAATTCCGAAAAACAATCCAAAAACCAGTCAGCCACCTTTTGTACCATACGGGGAATCACCCCCGTCATCCACATCCAAAAATCAACTATCATTCCGGAAGTGTGTGTGGCGGCCAGCCTGATGATGTTTACTATGACCAAGTAAACCTGGTCAAGTTTGAAAGAATTGAAAAGCGGGGTTAAGAGATCAGACGACATGCTTGCAATACAGCCCTTGTTCTTTGGGGTCCTCAAGAGGCGGTTGAAATAACCAATGGCAATCCCTGCACCACAGCACAGCTGCGGCTTCCCGGTCATCCGTCACTGTTGGTCACTACACCTCTTATGTGGCCTACGACGTTAATCCCCGTACTCCACCCCTCGTTTCCTAGGCGGGTGGCAGGGAGTCACGACATCTCGACTCACTACGGCAAAGTGATTACCAGCTACCGGACCCAGCGGGTCGGCTTCTAACCATTGCGTCCTCTATTGGGTTGGGCAAAACTCCCTAGTGATTCTGGCGGGTTCAATCCCACCCGGACCGGACCGAGTCTAGGGCGCGCACACTTCACACACAACCACTTGTGCCCAAGTGGAGAGTTCCATGTTTGCTTATCCCTAGTTACTCTACGCTTCGTAAAGCTTCTACCGGGCCTTGCCTGATACAATACCAGGCCATTTTGGCCAAATTAAC